TCTCTTGGATGACGTTGTAAACATCGTCGCGGCTATTTAGCAGCAGGTTGCAGCTAAACCGTGGCTCTTGCCCTCCTTTGCCGTTGCTAACAAGCGCATTGCAATACTGACTGATTGAGTAGAAGTCGTACCGATCCAGGCTGCTGGCAGGCACGGATGCGCCATAGCGGGTATTGGTAAGCAAATCCCACAAGCACCAAGCCGGGTCATTGCACCAGGTAGCTGCACCAAACGTTCCATCCCAAACGCCGGAATACGTGACACGTCCTAAATAAGTTGTGGTGTCAACAGTGGCGTTAGATGGAAGCTGAACTTTGATGCCACGCAGCAGATATTTCCGGGTTGGAATGTTGCTGAACTGGCGAGCATCAAAACGCAGATACGCCAGTGCGCTGTTGGGGTAACGCAGCTTTTCGTCAATAATTTCTGTGTAGCTTTGCCAGTAAGTTTCGTTCTGAGTACGAGCGGTAGATGCGTCTGCGCTTGTGCGAACAACTTTGATGTCTACAGGAAATGCACCATTCAACGTGATCACATAGTCACGCTGGTAACGGTTGCTGGTTTTGCCGCTGATCGTGTCAGTAGCAACCGTGTTGTAACCGCCGCCGTTGTACTGAACTTGGATTTCAAGGCTGACGGAAGAACCAACGATGTCGCCGTTCTCAAGAAATACCTGCAGGGCAGGCACCATCACAGTGATGCGAACGCGATCTACGTCAGAGTCGCTAATTGAACGAACGACTGGGACGGCATTGGTGACTTCAACGTTTACGGCCGTCTCGCTTTCTGTTCCAGCAAGATTGGTGATATAACTCTGTGCCTGTGTGCCGGTGCGGGTGATGATCGTGTAGCCCTCAAAATTTGGATTGCCGCCCGAATCCAAAACAGGGGTGTCATCAAGAAATATGCCTTGGTTGCCGTTTTCAATGCCGTCAATTTCTCCTTCGCTAAGGAGATCCAGCACGGTTGCGTACTGAACGGACTGGAGTGAGTCATCGGCTTCGACAGGCGTCCGGCTTCCACCGCCACCTCCACCACCGCCGCCGCCTTTACCGCCACCACCACCGCCGCCGCCACCGCCAGCACCCGCAATGCCAAGACCCAGACCGGCGTTATGGACACGAATGCCGTTGGCAATAAACGTGTGATGACCTTCAACGGTCAGGTTGTAGACCGTGCCAGTGCCCAGATCCTCCTTGCCAACAATCGGGCGGAGGTGGTTGTTCCAGTCAACAAGGCAATCGTCTGAGCCGAGCGTCCCAATTTCGACGAAGGCGTTGAACTGGTTGAGAACCCAGTGGTTTGGTGTGGCATCAAGATGATCACCGCCCCAGAGCCGATACCGAACGACCCTTTCGTCCGCGTGCTCGTGGACCTTCAGGATCTTGGCGCTGTGAACTGTGCCCTGGTCGTCAAAACTCAGGACATAATCGTCCGCCTTTAATTCGTCGATGCGGCGACGGCCATCAGGCGTGGCAACAAGGGTGTGACCTAGAAAGCAGCCGCCACCGCCACCACCGCCACCAGCACCAACGATCCGTGTCATTTCAGTTGATCCACGTCAAGGCCGCTGGAGAGAACGGCTGATCCAACGTAGGCGCGACCGTAAACAATCGGCACCGGCAAGCCTTGTTTTGCTGTGTTGACGATGCCAGAAAAACTGAACGATTCAAACTTGGACGCTTCCCTGCCGCGTTCTGTTGCAAAGGAAGTTTGGGATTGAGTAGGTGATGGAGAGATCGCTTGAGCGATGCCGCCAACAATCAAGGAAAGACCAATAAAACCAATAGCGCTTGCTGCTGCGCCACCAATCAAACCTGCTCCAGCGGCACTGCCCAAACCTGCACCCAAACCCAAGAAGCCGCCAGCAGCGGGACCGGCAATAATTGCAAGGGCTACAAGACCGATACCAGCCAAGATTTGACCACCACCGCCTCCGCCACCAGCACCAGTCAGTACGGGGGTAATGCTGAAGACTTCACGCTCACTCCAAGGCAGTACCAGTGGGGCTGCGTTTTCGTTGGTAACTTTTTCCTTGCTGATAGTTACGCGATAGCCAACTCCGTCTTGCTCGCTATCAATTAACCACTGAGTTAGCCATGGAAAATTTACACACAACGCCTTAAGTGCTTGCGCTGGGGTGTCGGCTTCAAATTCAAAACGGCACTGTCCCAGCTTTTTGCGGAGTGCGCCGTAGACCTTAACGACTTTCATGCCGTAGAGCCTTGGCAGTGCTCTTCAAATAATAACCGCCGTATATGTCCCTGCTACTGAGTCGGCCTTGCATGTGGTGCAGAATCAGCTGATCGCCCAAGTACACCGCCGCGTGGTTTGGCAGCGGGGATTCCAGCTGCATCAAAATTGCGTCCCCGTACTGCAGTTCCTCCAAGGGGATCGGGTAAAAGCCCTCGCTTGCAAAATTGTCTAGGTATAAATTCTCGCCGTTCAGCCAGAAACGGTCACGACGGTCGTAGTCGCGCAGATTCAGTCCAAATTCGCGGTTGTACCAGTCGCGGCACAGCGTGTAGCAATCCACCACGCCAAATACAAATTCCCGCCCGACATACGGAAGCTCGAAGCCGTCAGGCTCGCAATATCCCCACTGCTCGGTCTGCGGATTAACAATGTGCCAGGGCAGAGCTGATTTTTCGCAGGCAACGCGATCAGCCTGTGATGGGGCAGGATTGCTCTTTGGATGGCTGTGGATAACGGCAATGATCTCGCCTTTTTCCTCCACTGCTACATAATCCGCCGGGTCCAGCACAAAATGCTCGTCGGGCGTTTCCGCCATGTTGCGGCAGGGGAAATACCGCTTGCGACCTTTGACAACTGCAACCAGACCGACGGATTCCTGAGGGAAGCATTCTTTGGCGTGCTCCAATGCTGCGTTTTTGATCGAATCGCTCAGTTTCATCAGAACAGTCCGGCACTAGGGAAGGAGCCAAAAGGCAGCTCGGCGGTTTCACCGAAGCGCAATTTGCAGGAGCCAAGCCGCTTGCCGCATTGGTCTTGCGCCAGTGTTGCCACAACGTTGTCGTTGGCGTCCCAGTAGTTGCTGCCTGTATAGCCGCATTCGGTACTGCGGTATTTCCACTGACAGATGTTTGCAATGATCTGGCGCTTGGGAAGCATCACGCCGGGCAGGTCAAACTTGCTGGCAAGCTCGAAGCTGACAGAATCGCGGGATTCGTTGGCTTTGCGGTCCACATACCAGATCTCGTCTGGGAATTTGGCGTGAGGGTCAGCCGCCGCTTCGCCGTCTAGGTATTTTTTCAGTGTGCGAATACGCTTCACTGTTGCGCCACCCAGATCGTTGCCCGCAGTGGTGGCATTCACCAGCAGCAAAAGGGTTGTGATGGTGCCATCCAAGTTGGCGACCGTCAGCGTTGGCCGGGGCAGCGTGCCCGTGTTGGTGTAATCGAAGCCTTCAGCCTGTATTGGTAGGCGTGTGTAGCTGTTGCCGTTCCAAGTGATGTTGCCGGTGACATTTGCGTTGACGCCGTTATGCCAGCGGTACACATCGCTGCTGCCATGAAGTGAACTGTCCAAATGCAGCTCGAAGAGTTCGATGACCGCGCTGGGGGCTAATGCGGCAAGTTCTTCGTAGACACTTGAAATTGCAGTCCAGACAACCGTGTTATCGGTGACGGTGCTGCCAATGTCGGTGCCCCAAGTTGGTTCGCTGGCGGCTGATGTACCGGCAGTGGTACAGCGGAAAACTAAGCCGCTGGCCTGCAGCGCAGAAGCGCGAACAATATCGCCAACGACATAGGCGGTAGCACTAGCCCAGGCTGCGTATGCCATTAGGGTTCAAATACCTGCCGGAAAGTTACGTCGATACGGCTGCGCTGGTGGTCATACATCTCACGAGTCCAGCTGGGGCAGATCCACTTGTAAGACGATGCCGTGTCCGGCGGGCTCCAGTCAAAACTTGCGGAATCGGCAGCGCGAGCGTTTAGGAAGGTCTCAATAGTGTCCGCGTCAGTATCCGTGACGTTAAAGGTCAGTCGCCATTCCTTCGGGTTTTGATTGAGGCCATAAGTCAGGCGTTGCTGGTAGCCGTCGCCAAATTGCACCGTGCGAACAGCTGGATTGCTGGTCTTGCTGGCGCTGTAAACAGGGTCGAAATCAGGGAAAGTAGCCATCAGACTCCAGCGAGTAGACCGCCAGGACGTTTTTGCTTGATCAGTTCTTGCTGAACCGCAAGACCGATTGCCTTACCGAGTTGGTTGGCACCTTGTTCGTTGCCCTCCACACTACTGCCGCTGGCATCGACGTTCACCGTCACACTGGTGGCCCCGCCTGCACCAAGCTGATTGTTGGGGACAATCGTGCCCGAACGGCCTGGGACGAATAGTTCAGGACCACGCTCGCCAACCATGTAGGGAGTTCCGCCTGCAACGGAACCTCCTGTAGCCTTACCTTTTAATCCACCTGTGAGGAATGAGAAAAAGCCTATTCCGTCCGTACCTGCCAGGCTCTGTAAACCCGCATTAAGAAATACTTTCGAGAGACTGATTAAAGTTTGCCGTAGCGCACTATTCCAGTCAAGAGTGCCTGTTATTAGTTCCCCTAGTACATCTGTAACAGCACGCCCTGTAGCATTAAGCGCGTCTGTCATAGCCTGAACACCTGCTGTATTCTTTTCCCATGTTATTTCTGCAGCATCTACTTCATTTAATTTGTTTGTTAGTACCGTGATTTCTTGATTTAGTTCGGCCACCCTATCTTTGAAATCCGTCAACTGCTCAGGGTCAAAGGCCTCTGGTTTTGCTAGTTGCTGTGTAAGTACGTCCAATTCCTGGAAACGAGGACCTAAAATATCTTGGCGTCTTTCCGCTTGAGTAATAGTAAGCTGCTCCAATGGAGTCTTAAATTCAGGTTTTTGTACTCCGCGAATTTGCTCTTCAAAAGCAAACACTCGTTGTTCTTTCCGCAGCGCTTTTTCGAGTTTTAACGCTTCGTACCGTCTAGCCAGAGATAGTTTTTCTAGCTCGGCTTCTTCCTTCAAGTTTTTTAGACGTAAATCGAAAAGTTTTACTGTTTCCGTAACGGTGCCATTTCTCTGTGCATCTATTAGTGCTGCACTGCGTTCGATTTCCAGCGAATTAAACTCAAGACGTGTACGAGCGTCAATAAGGTTGTACCTGTCGTACATACCGTTTAATTGACCTTTCTCAAGCTCTGAAGCACGGATAGTTAGCTCCAGTAGTTGCTTGTGTTCTTCCGTAATAGCGGCTCCTACTTGTAAACGATTAGATTGGATTTGAAGACGTCTTTCTTCAGCAGCAAGGCTTAATTGATTTAACTCGGCTTGGTACGCAGCATCAGCTTGCGCATCTCTACGCTTACGTTCTTCTAGCGTAATTCCTTCGTCCAAAGCTCTTAAATTTTTCTTCTGTTGTATTTCTTTCTCAAGGGAAGCAATGTATTTTTGCTGATTTTGATAACGTTCAAACTCTTTTGTACTGTTTATACCTGCTAAGAGAGCCTGAGCCTGCGCTAGTTGCGTTTGTTTTTTAGATAACTCCTCCGCATCTCTTGCTTGATCTGTAATATCCGGTTGGACACCTCCACGTTGTCCGGGGCCGTACAGTAGATCTGATAAACCTGCTGTAAATTGTGCGTACACTGAATATATCTGAAGGCCTAATTCTTTGAGCTTTTTGATAAGTTTATCTGTGGCTTTTCCGTTTCGTTCTAAGGCGTCCACACCTTCAGTGCCTAGTACACTAACCAACTGTGCTTTGGCCAACGCAGCTGCACGGGCAGTCTGTCCGGACTGCTGCAATCCTGATATAAGTCTTTTTAGACGTGGGTCAAGCCTACCTACAGCCTGTTCCAGGTAACCTACTGCGTCACCGTCTTCCCTAAGCGACGCGGCAAACTCTTTAGCTGAAGCGGCGCTTTTATCGAAAACTGTACCAAGTGCGCTCAGACCAATTTGAAGTCCAAAGCCTCCTGGTCCGCCTCCTGCAGCCAGAGCCCCTGCAGCACCGCCGACAATCGAACCGGCTCCTCCTCCGAAAAGTAGGGGAAAGCCGGCTCCTAGAAGAAGATCTTCTTGGAGGCGCTGGCGCCTTTCCTCTAACTGTTTGCGCTGTTTAAGTCTATTATTTAATTCCTCTTGTATGCGTACTGCCCTAGCGTCTAAGATTGCTTGCTTTTGTTTTTCTTGCGTTATTTTTTGCTCCTCGTAGTATTGACGACGCGCTAAATCAGCCTCCAAAGAATCAAGTTCAGTTGTAGGACCAATCGCTAAACCTTGTTGTTGACGAGCATCCTGCATCAACTGGTTCAGACGCCGTTCTAGTTCCTCTGTCTGAGCACTAGCTTGTGCGAGAGCGTTTGCAAAGTTTTTTACGTCAGCAGTCTGAGCCGAAAAACCGCCTTTCTTTATAGCTACATTGCGTAAAACTGTCTGAAAAACTTCAGCTTGTTGTGCTGCTCCTTGGAGAGTATTACTAAACTTTGCCGTTCCGTTTGTAGCTTCTCTGGCAAAGTTTTTTATGGGTTCAAATGCAATTCGAAGTTTATCTCCCAGTTTGCCTGCACCAGGGGCGAGTAGATTAAAAGACTTGTTTAGATCCTGCGTTAAACGATTTAGTTGCCCAATAGCAGCTGTGACTTTTGTAAGACGGTCTGTGCCGACAACGTTCAGATTTATTACGGCTGAATAACTGGCCACGGCCCTGGCACGGTTCTGTTTAACCAGTTTACGCACGAAAAAGCCGCCGGGGTTAGCGGCGGCGTTTGGCCTTCTCGATCTCCTTTTCCTGGTCCTCGTTCAGAATCTGAAAATAGGCGCTCCAGCCGAGGATTTCCTCGGCGGTCATGGTGGTGCGAACTTGTGTAAGGGTTAGTCCCAGTTCTTTGGCGATGCCGAATTGCAGTAGGAGCCAGTTGTCCTTACGGAGTTCGGCACTCAGGATTTTGGGTCGATTGCCCCGGTTTCGTCGTCCGTCAGGATTGCCAGCATCAGGGCTTGCAGGTCTTTGTCCTTGACCTCGTTTTTGAGCACATCAATCTCGCCAGCGTTGAAGAGGCGGATGCCGTTTTCGTCGAGGGCTTTGTTGATCAGTAGTTGCAGGGCAAAGGCGTTGGCGTCGTCGGATTTGGCTTGTTTTTGAGCGCGTTCACGCTCCGCCATCGTCAGAGGAGTCACCCACATTTCAAAAACGCTGCCGTCGGATAGTTCGACGGTCTTTTTACTGGGCTCCAGGTTGGCCGCCTTGCGGAGGCGTTCGATGGCGCTCAATGCTGCGGGAGCAGGCATGTGATTTCAGTTTGGTCTGGTACTACTGTAGCGGACTAGAAGAAATAAAAAACCCCGGCGGTGAGGCCGGGGTCGGGTCTTCGTCCGTACTGATTATCAGGACTTGCTGAGGTCGAAGGTGGGTGCTTCGCTGGGACGGAAGTTGATGGCAACGCTTTGGCCGTCGTCCGGGTTCACGCTCAGGCTGGCGGAAGTCACGATCACGGGAACGGTGATCGAACGGCTGAGTGCTTCACTCACGGCGCCGCCGCTGCTGATCCGGTCGATGTACAACTTCATCGTGGCACCAGACTGCGAACGCTGGATCACGTCCTCAATCATCCGGCTGGACAGGTTGGTGGCGTCATCGGTGGTGTACACCGTGGCGGAACCAGAGCCGTCGGCGAAGCCGGTGATATAGGTGCGGAAAGGTGCGTACTGACCAATCGTTTGACCGATGGTCGTAACGTCGATTTCCGAACGGGTGATCTCGAAGCTCCAGTCGCGGACGGAGCCGACGACTGCGGGAGCAGCGTATGCAACCTTGAAGGCGTTGGGCGAAACGGCAGTGCCGTCATCCGTGATTGCAATCACCGTGCCACCTGCAGTAGCGGACACCTGCAGCACACCAGTGCTGGCGGTGTACGCAATCACGTAGTAGGTGGTGCCGGAGGTGATACCAGCAGGCAGAGTGCCGGTGCCGGCAGCGCCAGTGGTGGTATCGACCACGCTGAATTTCACGGGGTCGCCAACTTTGAAGCCCAGATAGGCTTCAATGGTGATTTCGTCGTCGGCAACATCGACGGCGGATTCACCGAAGGTTGCGCTGGTGCCAGCGGGAGAGTAGTACAGGGCGCCGGAGGTGCCCGAAAGGACGGTGGCCATAGGAAGTACCTACGAATGAACTACGCGGGCACTGCCCGGCTTAATACAGGTTAGCGCCAGTAACTTCCCTTAAGAAATAACTTGCGCTTTGAAGCCGGCTTCAATTCGTGAAATAAAGAACGGCGTAAAAGCACGGCGAGACTGCTGGTCCGGTGAAGTTCCAGCGAAATCAGGGCTAAAACTGGGGCCGCTGATGCCGTCGAGGCGCATGTACACGCCTGAATTAGCTTTTGAGGTGTTATTGATGGTGTTAAGGGTGGTAAATGCTGTGTTTACAAGTGTTTGATTGCGGGCAGGACCCTTGCCTTTGGGCGTGTAGGTGCGGATGACAATCGTGCCACGCACCATGTCGTGGCTTGTAGTCAAAGTAGGTTCAGTGGTTAGGCCGAATTGAATGTTGATGTGGACGAACTCCTCGCTACTGTCAGCGTCGTCGTTGAAGACGTTGTCGAAATAGACCGGGACAGCGGGGTCGAGATCGTTATACGCGCTCAGTAACGAAGCCTCAAGAGCAGCACGGATACTTTGGTAATTCATGCACCAAAACCTCTTGCACGACCGAAACCTTGACGGATTCCTTTAGCAAGATCTCTGTCTAAGGTACCCCCCAAATTGTAGTTGGTCCACCAGTTAAGAGGTGCAGTGCTGATTGCCAAGCCCTCACCCGCACCGACCTGTCCGCGGCGTTGTCCATACCTGATACCTTCATTTACAGGCTCTTTAATCGGACGCGTTTTTTGTCGAATAAAGACACCGTCAACTAAATCCATAGCTTCATCCGCGTAACTAGCCCCATTGACTATCTGATATAAAGTTCCGGCTGTAAAACGTGTCTTTGGTACGTTTCGCTTTGTATACCTATAAATACTGCCCGATCCTCTAGGGCCTCCAACAGCTGCGCCTTTAGGTAAGGCGTACCAGGCAGATGAAAATTCTCCTGTGTACGCTGGTCCCGCTTGGGCTAAACCGTTCATTATCTGTACACAAGCCTCCTGCGCTGCTGTAATCGTGGCGGCTTCAATATCCTTTACAAGGAACTTGATGTCACGGGCCATTATTGGGGCCTCAGAAGGATGGTGTGCAGGATTGCGTGTTCTCCACGGGCAGTCTTGCAGCTGATGATGCGGCCGGTCTTGGTGACGCTGTTTTCGGTGTACTGAATCCGATCCCGCACGCTAGGGACGTACTTACCGAGTTCGGCGTTACCGATGATGACTTTGAGGTCGTTTGTCTGGTAAAAACTCTCGAACTCTTCGGGATTTGCTTGGAAAATCAAGGCGCGAACAGTGACGCTTGTGTCAGCTCCAGAGACTTCACCTGTGGTGGTGTTATATGTCGGTGAGGTGTTGGCTTTTAAGTAGGTAACGTCCTGACCCCATTGCGCCAAAAGCGGGGCAGGTAGTCCGGCAAATGTGGAATCGACGAGGCTCATATCAACCTCTCACGACGCGGACTTGGTAGCCGCCGCTGCCACCAAGGCAGTAGGCGCCCAAATAAGACTGGAGCCAGGGATATACGTCGAAAATGTTGTTGATCGTTCCAACGGCTTGGGAGGTTTGGCTGTACTTGACTTGAAGGTCGCCCAGTTTGACTTCGTCGTAGAGGCCGGTGGTGCCGGTGTTGCCCGTGACGGCGTCGGTGTCGTTGGCTAATGCACGTGCCAGCTCGTAGGTGGCGTATTTGATGTCGGCGGGGATGGTGCTACAAGTCAGCTCCACCTGATCGACTTGGTAGTTGTTGCGGGGCCATTTCAAGGCTTGACCGCTATCGCAGCGGTCGCCGTAAAAATTCAGGCTGTCGATCCAGCGGGTGGCGGAAATCAGTGCGCGGTTCTTTGCGTCGTCAGTCTTGTCGGTCCAAGTGGTCGAACTTGGGACTGTTTCGAAGTACGTGTTTGCCTCGGCCAGCGTCACATAGCTGTTAGCGGAGGCGCTACTCAATGTGGCGTTGATCGTGGCGGCCACAACTACTACACATACTTTCTCGCAGTGTAGCGCCAATAAAAAAGCCCCACCGAAGTGGGGCCGTTTCCTCTCGATCTGATTATCAGATGGTGGAGGTGTCGAGGGGGCTGTTGACGGTGAGCTGAACCATGGGGATCAGGTCGATGTCGTAGGTGGCGCTCCAGTTGCCCGAGGTGGCCAGGGTGGCGTTGGTCGGGTTGTCGTTGGCGGAGGTCCACTTGGTGCCCATCACGTGATAGGCAGAGTGGTAGTCCACCGAGAGCACGTCCTGCTTGGACAGGATGTTGCGGTCGGCTTCGATGCGGAGGTCCTGCTGTACGCCTTCCAGGATGGTGCCACCCTTGGTCAGATAGCAGTAGAACTCACGCTGGTGGCCGGCGGTGCCAGGAGCCACGGTGTTGACGGCGGGATCCATGATCACGCGCAGACCGGCAAATTCGCCGATGCTGCGGGCGCCAACGCCCACGCCGCCACCACCCCAAACCACGGAGCCGGAAGCGGCCAGTGCGGAGGTGGAGAAGGTCAGCAGGCCAACCTGATACAGGTAGAAGCCAACGGAGGGGTGGACAACCAGGGTGTCCAGTTCGTCGCCGCGCTCACCCAGCAGGGCGCGGGCACGTGCCACAGCAGCGCCAGTCAGGAAGTTGGCTTCTGCGCCGCCGGAAGCAGCAGCAACACCCAGGTCGAGGGCGTTAGCAGACAGTGCCGAACCGAACAGACCGGACAGCTGGCTGAACAGACGGGCGCTGTTCAGTTTGTTGATGGCGTCGGCCAGCTGGTTGCGGATGTGCAGCATGGGGTCTTCCCCAGCGGCGAGCATCGCAACGTCGTCCACTGCATACGCGAAACCGCGATGGCAGATGGTGGCGATTTGGGTGCCGGTGCCGATCTTCTGGGGGGTCAGGTAGCCAGCGGTGCTGGTGCCCCAGGTAGCGGTGCCGTCCATGATCTCCTCGGTGGGAGACACGGGGTTGAACTCGGGCACCTGGATGCGGGTGCCGCCTTCGCGGGCATCCAGCAGGCTGTTGCGGACGACAGCGCCGCTCTTGATGAACAGGCTGCGCTCTTTGATCGCCTCAGACACATAGGTGCTGAGGTTATTGCGCTTGACGATGTCCGCCAGAAGGACACCGCCGGAATAATTCTGAAATGGTGCGGCCACTTCAAACTCCAGAAAGGGGTGGGTTGGGGTTCAAGTCACAGACTTGAGGTGGTGTCCCACGGGGACTTAGCGACCCGCTTCTCTCTTCAGCACAGCTGCGAGATCAGGATCGCTGGCTTCCAAGGCCATTTGCCTCGTTAGGTTAATACTACCTTCCTTCCATGGGTTAGCCATTCCAGGCGCAATCGTGGAGTTGGGAGTGGGTTTTGCACCCATTCCAGCTGCACTGCTTGGCTTGAAATGATGCTCGAATCCAGAACCGGGGTTCTTGAGATTGGAAAGGTAGGCGTTAATGTCTTGCTCAACACCGCCGTTCAAAACAACAACGCTGCCGCTGTCATTCTTGCGGAGGTTGTTTTGCAATAGCTGCAACATCTGCTCGGCGTTGATAGCTCCAGCCTGGCTGATGGCAGCAAGGGCGCTGGTTTTCATTGCGGCAGTCTCGTTTGAGGTGCGCAAATCCTCCAGCTGGCGGTTTAACTCCGCGATTTGTAGGTCTTTTTCCTGGGCGGTTTTGTTGGCTTCCTCCCAGAGATCTTTCCATTGGCCTTGGTCTTCCAGCGTTTTCTTGCGCTGGTCGTCCTGCTTCTTGTAGACCTCGTCGAGTTTGGCCTTGATGCCTTGGAATTTTTCCTCGGCTTCGACCGCTTGATTCTTCAACGCAGCAATCTGACTTTCGTACTCAGCTTTTAGCTGGGCTGATTGGTCAGGTTGGGGAGCGGTGTCGGCTCCAGCCACGGGCTGG